CCGAACCCCACACCTCAATTTGACCTGCCTTCTCGTGTGTATAACGTGAAAGGGCGAATAGCAATACGGTGAATAAATCTCTTGTTGCTCGTCTTTCGTTCTGTTCGTTTTTATTGTAATAATAGGTGTATGTTTCATCGTCAAGTATTTCTACCGAGTGGATGTCACCTACATTTAGACGTAATCTGTCCGTCACACTCGTTGCTGGACTATTCGTGTAAGCCATAAATCTATTCCTTTTGTTTATGGCTTAACTTCGTTAGCCTGTTAATCTTCTATGTTCACTTCGTATTCTAGCAGGGCTTTGTAAGCTCTTGGGTCGATGACCTCTTTGTACTGTTCAGCTACTTGTTTTATGTATGCTTCTTTAGCTTTCTTGTAAACTAGGAAGGCTTCTAGTGGTGTACTATAGCTTCCTAAATATACAGGGTTTTCTTTTCCAAGCCCACAAGTTGCCGAATATGTTTTATCTCTTTTATACTGTGAAACACCTAAAGGATATTCACCACGTTTACTATCTCTTTTAGTTAGAAGGTGGTTAATAGTTGGCGGTAAGAATATACAGACATCTTCGTTGTACGCCTTATTACCTTTAAACAGCAAATCTTTATCAAGATGCCATTGTTTGCTGTTCTCGTCTCTGTTGTTAAACCCTACCTGTTTGTGACACCACTCGTAGAAAAAGGTATATGATTTAAAGTTTTCGGAACAAGTAGTGCCTTGATAAGTAGGGCGTACAATCCAGAGCTTTTCAGTACAGCGAAGAAGCATACTCCCCCATGCAGCATATTCTTTTAACATCTTTTTACCGTCCCAAGTTGGGTAGGTTGTGCCTTTAACACCAATACCTTGTACTAATTTACTTGAATTGTTCATATACACCTCTCGCTTAAAAAGTGTATTATACTCTTAATATTTTTATTTTCAATTATTATCTTATTATTAAAAGCCCCCTTACGAGGGCTTCAATCTACATCTTAGTTAGATGTATACAACCGCAGAATCAACTGTGGACGCTTACAGACGTGGACTACGTTAGCTTCGGACTCAAAGCTAATGCCATTGCCTTTGGCATCCGCATATTGGAATACATACGCCTCTACACCAATGGTGTTAACTAAGTCCATTTTCAACGCTGGTGCAGCGTAAGAACTGAAAATGTCTGTTAAGCCTGTCGGAACTAAACGGCATTCGCCCGAAGGAATGTACCGTGTGCCATCTGGTTTCAATCCACGATATTCTACCCAGCGAACACCGCCATGATAAAACTCGCGAGTACCTTTAGGCAAGTCACCGTCTAAGCGGTTACGCAATGGTTCTTGCGTGGAGCTATAGTATTGGTAAGCTGCTTGCACCTTAGGATGCTTAATAAGGTTACTGAAGAACTCTGGGGAACATACTCCAACGAAGCCAGTAATGTTGGTTGTACCATCAAAACGGTTGTCAGTGATGTAAGCAATGCCCTCTTCAATTTTACCGATAATATCGGTAGTAGAAGTACCAAATAAGAAGTCAATCTCTTTACGGGTTACTGAAAAATCTGTGTAGTAGTTAACAGAAACAGTACCGTTGGGGGCAAAAATTGTTCCATCTTCAAGCAATTTAGCACGAGCAATCTCTTGCAAGCCTAAGTGGGCGCGACGAATACGGTTCAACTCACGCGCTACAGCGGCAGCTACAGTATCAGCTTGGTCATTACTACCATAAGCAGTTTTACCTTGAATCTGTTCAGGGCTAATAAAACCGTCTAAAGGGTAATGCGGAATTGGGTAAGAACGCAATTTACGAACCGCATCTTTGGTATACACGTTACGTTGGCCGCGAACTTGGTCGGTCATAACTGCTGTGTTTTCGATAATATCTTCAAAAGACACAGTGTTAGTTGTAACACCTTGTACATCTCCGAAAATGTTTAATCGGCTAAGTACGTCCCATTGGTTGGGAATCGACAATAATTCAGGGGTGCGGTCAATGACCTCAAAGTTGTTGGTATAGCTACGAACAATACTCATGTTTAATTCTCCTTAATTAAGCTACAACAGGGAACGAACCAATCTGTGTACGGCAGATAATGCCAACAGATTCAAGCTCACTGTACATTTTTGTTTTTTCTGCTGTAGTGTTAACAGAAGCACCATAGGTCAGAGTCTCTTTACCAACAACTACAGCACCACGAACTAACGCGATAATGCTTGTGTCAGTAGTTGCAGCAATAGTGGATGTACCAAAGCTGCCGTCATTAGCAGAAATGTAAATCGCACAGGCAACTGCTGTACCGTCGGTCGCTGTTGCTTCTACTTGCTTGTATTTGTAATCACCAACGACTTCAACTGTCCAGCTATCACCAACTACGAAGTCAGTAGCACCGTCAGCTAATGTGAATGCTAATTGATTAGAATAGGCTACTGCTACAGTACCGTTACCGATTACAGCACCAGACGGGTCTGATACAGTGAAGTTACCAGCATTAGTAGCTGCTTCAATGATACGAATTGTATATGTACCACGTTTCGCTTTACCTGTAGAGGTTACAGTGCCAATCGCACCATTACCAGTATTTGTACCTGCTGTAGCTGTTACACTTGTTGCTACGAAGTATTTACCTAACACAGTACCAACAGGGTAAGATGTGGAGCTACCTTCGTATGCTGTTACTACATCGCGGCAAATGCCTACGCTTGCTTCTTGCTCATATTTAACAACAGCGTTAAAACGTGTTGCCTCAGTTGCGACTAAACTCATTTATTAATCTCCTTAGATTACTGTTTTGGAATGTATTTGGCTTTAAGGATTTCAGCTACTTTGTCAAGAGGTTCATCTGCTTGACCACCAGCTACACCTTTTTCTTTCAAAGCTTCGGCTTCTAAATCCGCACTGCTTTTAAAGGACTTAATAACAGTAGCGAATGAAACATCATCTAACGGAGATAATGATTTAAACAATTCTGCTGCTTCTTCTTTTGGCTTGACAGCCTCTAACTGTGCTAAACGAGCCGCTTGTACGTCAGCCAATTTCTCAGCCTTCATTACTTCAACTTCATCTTTAGCTTTTTGTACGTCAGCTAATGCTAATGCTAATGCACTATCACTTGCCTCTTTAGCTTTTTGTAATTCAGCTACTTGTTTGATGTAGGCTTCTTTGGCTTTCTTGTATGCTTGAAATGCTTCAATCTCGGTGTTGAATCTACCAAGATTATAACCTTTAGCTCCGCCTAGACCACACTTTGCTACAAACTTATCTCTTTCTTTATCGAATGAGACACCTATTAAGTAGTCACCCCTACAAGAGTTTTTAGTAACGAGAAGTTGATTCACAGCTTTGGGGACAAACACGCAAGTATTTTCAGAATATATTTTGTTCCCTTTAACTAGAATATCTTTATCTAGCGCAAAGTCTTTATTCTTAAACCCAATTTGTGTTTGACACCATTCGTAAAACAAGTCAAAACTTTTGAACGCATCGCTAGTTGTACACTCACTATAACTAGGAAGTCTTTTCCTTTCTGTTTCACTGTAGCACCGTCTAAGCATAGCTTTCCACAGAGAGTATTCTCTTGTTTGCTTTCCACCTACACTTGCTGGATGTTCTCTAGCTCCGATACCCACACCATACACTAAAGTACCATTTGATTTACCACACATATATTAGCCCCCTGTTTGTTAAAGAGGCTATGTTACTATTATTTATCTTATATTTCAACTATTATCTTATTATTAAAAGCCTCCCGAAAGAGGCTTCAATCATCTACTTATTAAGTAGATGAGTACAAGCGCACAATTAATTGTGGCTTCTTACAAACGTGAACAATATTAGCTTCAGATTCAAAGCTGATACCGTTTCCTTTTGGATCATTATACTGGAATACATAAGCTTCCATACCTACAGTGTTAACCAAGTCCATTTTCAACGCAGGGGCAGCAAACGAACTAAACACTTCGGTCAAACCAGTGGGGACAAGGCGTGCTTCACCAGATGTGATGTAGCGTGTACCATCAGGCTTCAAACCACGATATTCAACGAAACGCACACCACCATGAATAAATTCACGAGTACCTTTAGGTAAGCCACCTTCTAAACGGTTACGCAATGGCTCTTGCGTAGATGTGTAGTATTGATAAGCTGTCTGTACTTTAGGGTGTTTAATTAAGTTGGCAAAGTATTCAGGAGAACAGATTGCAACAAAACCAGTAATACTATCTGTACCATCAAAACGGTTGTCAGTGATATACGCAATGCCTTCTTCGATTTTACCGATAATATCAGTAGTGGAAGTGCCAAATACGAAGTCAACTTCCTTACGAGTAACTGCAAAATCCGTATAGTAGTTAACTGATACTGTACCAGAGGGCGAATACACAGTACCGTCTTCTAACAACTTAGCACGAGCAACTTCCATCAAACCAGCATGGGCGCGACGAATACGAGCAAGTTCACGAGCTACAGCAGCAGCTACGGTGTCAGCTTGGTCATTACTACCATAAGCAGTTTTACCTTGAATTTGTTCAGGGCTAATAAAACCGTCTAAAGGGTAATGCGGAATTGGGTAAGAACGCAATTTACGAACTGCATCTTTGGTGTACACGTTACGTTGGCCGCGAACTTGGTCAATCATAACTGCTGTGTTCTCGATAATATCTTC